GTTTCTTACCAAGAGATTATCCTGAAGTTATAGAATTTGTTGTAAGTGGTATAAAGCATACAATACAAGATAACCAGTGGACAACACAGATACAAGCAATATCTAAACCTGGTAAAAACTTAACACCCGTAAATACAGGTGAAGCGACTCAAGGAGTTCAAGAAGGAACACCAGATGAATTTTTTGAGCTTACAACTGATCCACAAATATTATTTTATCCTCCAACAAATGAAGCTATAAATAATGAAGCAATCAGGGTTGATGCTGGTGGGTCTGGATTTTTTGGTGCATCAAGAGATGGTGGTACAAGGCCTCATGATGGTATAGACTTATCAACAACAGTAGGTCAACCGATATTTTCTCCTATAACTGGTAAAGTAAAAAGGACTGTTGTAAAAAGTGGTCTCCCAGCTGTAGAGATTTCAGGTACAGGAGAGTACAGTAGATATTCGGTAAGAATTTTATATGTAGACATAGAACCTAATAGAGTTCCAGCGAATGGAAGAGTAGAAAAAGGCACATTCTACTTTAGAGCAGTAGATTTATCAGGCGCATACCCTGAAAGAGTAACAGATCATATACATTTTGAAGTATATAAAGGTCGACAGAAATTAAATCCAATTAACTTAAAATATTCATTTGATACCTAATGCCGTATTTTCCAAAATCACAAGTTAAAACAGGTCTATTCACAAATGGTGAAGAATACGTTAGATCTGACAACCAAGAAAACTATGTAGGTTTTTATTGGGAAAATTCCCGTGGAGAATATTTTTCAGGTAAAACACCACAGGAAACACCTTCAATTCGCATTAGAAAAATAGACCAAAGGGAGACAAATGAATATGTGACTGTACCAAAAAAAGATTCTAATTGGTATAGCTTATACCCTAATATAATTACACAAAACAAACCTGGGGTATCTCCAGACAAAACTACACCGTCTCCTTCGGATTCAGCATATCAATTAGGGGAGTTTACAAGATATTTTACAAAAAAGTCTAATCAAAATATTTACTACGAAATAAGTAAAGACGATTATACAAAATTATCTAACCAGGATGACACCATAAAGTGGGAGTTGTATCAGCCTATAGAGCTTATATGGCAGCTTACAGGAGTAAAGGAGGAAGTTTACAGGGCCAATCGTAATACAGTTTTGATTGCAGAGCAAAGACAGAAATTACCAGGATTTAGAAAAATATTTAGGGACAACTATTTGCAATACTACAAGTAAGCTATATATTATATGTAAACAGGTTTTACATGTATTGGTTGGTAGAGAGCAAAGACCAGTTAAAAAGGTTATCAAATAGCAGTTACAAAGAGGCATATGTGGATGTACTAGCATCTGATGATAAGTTACATCCTGCTGAGAATAGTGTTTGTGCTGTTTATTTGCGTCCGAAAGAATCTACTAAAGGTTATGTAATACCGATTGCACATACAGATACTTTAAATGTTACTTACAATGAGGTCATCAACATTTTATCAGGTTATAACACTCTCTACACAAGCGATCTTAAATCTGCTTACCATTATTTTAATCTTACCAATCTTTATTCTTGTTGTATTCCTCCTGGAAGTTTCGATAAAGCCCAGACGCAAACTCACAAAATTTTCAAGAGGCGTTACCCGAAGCTTAAAGATATTAATAGGATCATTCCGATTGTCAAGCATTACGAGGCGTTTCAAGAAGATTACAAAAACTTAACAGGTAGTTTCAAATATAACAATCAGAAATATGCAGACTTCTTTAACAAAAGAGTTTCAGTGGTATACTACAACATCGAGAGGTCCGGTATCGGGATCAATACCGAATTATTCTTCAAACATTTTTACAATAGAGATAGACCCATCGTATACCCTCAGTATAACCTAAATACAACCACTACAAGGCCCTCTAACAAGCATGGAGGTGTCAACTATGCTGCTCTTAACAAAAAGACCGGAGAACGCTCCGCATTCGTTCCTACCAACGATTATTTTGTAGAGTTTGATGTGAAAGCCTACCATCCTGTGCTAGTATCACAACTTATTGGATATAAGTTTGATGATGCAGATGTCCACCAAAGTTTTGCAAACATGTATGGTGTGAGCAGAGAAAAGGCAAAAGAGATAACATTTCAACAATTTTATGGGCGTGTATTTGCAAAGTACAAAGATTTAAGTTATTTTAAATTATTACTCAAAAAGCAGGAAGATCTGTATAACGAGTATGAATCCAAAGGGTACTTCGAGGAGCCGATAAGTGGTTATCGATTTGAGAAAAGTATCCTTGGAGAAATGAATAAGGAAAAGATATTCAACTATTTTCTACAGGCAACCGAGAGTTCCTACAATGTAGAAATATTAGAGAGCATACAGGAGATCTTGAAAGGATCACACACGAAATTGGTTCTCACAGTGTATGATAGTTTTTTGTTAGATGTTAAAAAAGGGGAGGAAAATCGCCTTGCAGAGATACAAAAAGTATTTAAAAACAAAGGTTTAAACACCAGCATTAAGAGCGGTTATGATTATAACTTTAGATAATCCAAACGATATTTATAATAAACACTTAAGTTACGACTTTAATAGTGTTTACGATATAATATCAATGGAAGGAAAAATTAACAAAAGGTTATTTGCAACATTCACTACACTTGACGAACTAGACAATCTTGTAGAAAGTGTTAAAAGTAACTACACTATACAATACAATAAAATTTTTGTATTGCAAATCGTTGACTCAGAAGAGTATGTGCTCACCTACAATGTAGACAGTGGCAATGTGGACAGTATCCCAGAGAATACTATCCTACTACACAGAAAAAAAGAGTCTAATACACTGTATACTATCAACGCACTAAATGAGCTGATAAAAAAATTAAATGGAGGTGTTGTAGACACTAGTTTTAAAATTGACTGGATACATTACCGAAACTGCATACTGTTGACGCAGCATAACACCTTGAAACAACTAGATACTAAAATACATAAGATTATACAGTTAGATTAATAAAAAGTTTTATAAAAATAGTTTTAATTAAATTTTGTTACAATGAATAGTTTTGACGCAAATGCTCACAGAGCAAAGCTTAATGCCCTACGAGGTAAATTTACTAAGCAACCCAACCAATCACAGAAATCATCAGATAAAGCTTTATTCAAAGCAAAACTGAATCAACCACAGATAGTAAGAATTGTTCCTACTGCTGATGGGGAAATCCCTATTCAGGAGCTTAAGTTTTACTTTAACTTAGGAGTTACTGAAAAAGTAGGTGATAGAAATTATAATATCAATGTTTTATCCCCCACATGCTATGGGGAATCAGATCCTATAGAAATGTTTGCAGAAATGTTTACGACAGAAAATTCTGAGGAGTATAAAAACATGAACCCAGAAATAAAAAGTAAACTTCTGTACAAACTACGATCACAAAGTAAATACTATTTACCCGTGATTATTAGAAATCAAGAGGCACAAGGTATAAAGTACTGGGGTGTGACAGAAAAGTTACTACAGTCTATTTTAGATAACATGGAAAAGGATGGCCATTTGATTTATGATCCTGTAAACGGTAGAGACATGAAAGTTTGGATCGAAGATATGGGGAACTACAAGCAGACCAAATTTGAACTAGGTATGGTGAAGCCGTTATCTGACGATGCCTCTGCAGTTGAAAGCTTAATGAATAAAGACAGTCATCCAGAACTGGTAGATCAGTTTACTAAAAAAGAATTTAACGAATTGCAGACTATCCTTTATCAAGTATTAGAGCCTTATTCAGAAAAGAAAACTGAAGAACCTAAGCAAGAAGATACTGGTAGAGATTACACTGCTGTACATAATTCAGCTCCTGAAGTAGAAACTACTGAAGAAGTAAAGGAAGAAGTTAAAGTTGAAGAGGATCCATTTGGAGATTTACCGTTTTAAGTTATGGCAAAGAAATCATTAACAGAAGCTGCCGTTGCAGCACAAAAGCAAAGTTTCTCGCTTTCCAAGTATCGTGAGAAAAAAGGGATCTCAACTTTATCAAAATTCAAAGAGCAGAAATGGGTACCGTTATCTGATGCTTTTTCACAGGTAACATCTATACCTGGCATACCTACAGGTCACATTGTACTTCTTCGTGGCCACTCTGATGCCGGAAAGACTACAGCGATGATTGAAGCAGCTGTGTCTGCACAGAAACGTGGGATACTTCCTGTCTTTATCATTACAGAGATGAAGTGGAACTGGCAGCACGCTATTGACATGGGCTTTGAGGTAAATGAAGTTGTTGATGAGGAGACTGGAGAGATTGTTGATTATGAAGGGTTCTTTATTTATGCTGATCGTGAGACTTTAAACTCTATTGAGGATGTCTCTGCATTTATCGGATCGATGCTTGATGATCAAAAAAATGGTGAGTTGCCCTACGACTTGATGTTTTTCTGGGACAGTATTGGTTCAGTTCCTTGTGAGCTTTCAATCACTTCTAACAAAAACAACAACGAGTGGAATGCTGGTGCTATGTCTACACAGTTCAGAAATAATATTAATCAGCACATTACACTATCTCGTAAGGAGTCTTACCCTTACACCAACACTCTTGTAGCTATAAACAAAGTGTGGGCTGCAAAACCTGATTCTCCAATGGGTCAACCTAAAATGGAAAATAAGGGAGGTAAAGCAATGTGGTATGACTCAACGTTTGTGATAACTTTTGGAAACATTACCAATGCGGGAACTTCTAAGCTAAAAGCTATTAAAGATGGTAAGCAGGTAGAGTTTGCAAAACGTGTCAATATCCAGATTGACAAG